TATTTAGCTCCAGGTACACAAGTAAGTAAACCTGCTTCTAATGTTCCTTATCAAATTTTCCAACAGATAGATAGAATAGAACGACAACTTCGTGTTGGTGGTTCTTATCCTACAACTGATGATTCACAGTCACCACTAGCATTTGCTACTGGTAGAGGACTTGAAGAGTTAGGTGCATCTATGTCACTTATGATTAGAGAGTATCACACAGTAATGTCTGATGCTATAGAGATGATTGACACAAAAAGATTAGAGTGGGATGCTAAAATGTATGGTGGTAATTCTAAGTCACTATCTGGTTATATGAACAATACTTTCTATTCAGAAACATACGACCCAGGTAAAGACATTACTTCTTACAAAACACGAAGAGTGTATGGAGCTATGGCTGGATATGATGAACCACAAAAGATAGTCACAGGATTACAGTTACTACAAGCTGGTATTATTGATAAACAAACTCTGCAAGAAAACCTTGATGGTTTAGATAACCTTGTTAGAGTTAACGATAGAATTACAAAAGAAAAAGCAGATAACATACTGTTTGACACTTTGTTAGCACAAGCTCAACAAGGTGACCCTAAAGCAACTATGGCTGTTGTGCAGATAAGAAAGAATCCAGATGATATGCAAAATATTTTAGATAAGTTCTTTACAGCAGAAGAGCCAGAGATACCAACAGCTGAACAAGAATTGCTTGGAGGAGGTGCCTTGCCACCACAAGGTCCTCCACCTGGCATAGCTCAACTACTTGGTGGACTAGGAGGATAATGTCTATAAATAAAAAGTTTGAAGATATAGTAGATTTCTGTTTAGTTGATGTAGATGCACTTGGTGATGATATTATTCTAGAAGAAAAAATACAAGATAAAGTATACACAGACCAAATGCCACCATTAGTATTTCCTTTTGGCTATATGATTATAAGTTCTACTTTTACATTTTTTGAAGAAGAGGATGAAGATGGCGACCAGGAGTAATTCAAACAAAGGTGTTGATAAAAGAAAGTTAAATGTACCACCACCAGCTAGAAATACACAAGACAATACACAAGCTGTGCGTAGAATACCTGGTGTTGAATATGGTGAACAACAAGCATTGACTGAACAACAACAAGCTGCTCCATTGCCTAAAGATAGTACACCACAGGCACAAGCTGCACCTAAAAGACAATTTCAACCTGTTGATGTATTTGCACAAACACAGGTACCAGACCAACCTATAACAGATGGTGCTCCAGTAGGACCAGGTAGAATGGGTATGACTCTTACACCACAACAAAAAGGTGATTTATATGCTATTGCATTAGCAGAGTTATTTCCTACTTCAGACACAGTGTCACTAGCAAATGATGGACTCACAATTCTTGAAACAGAATAATGGTATATCAATACACATTAGGTGATGAATTTAAAAATAATTCTGAATTAAAAAATTTAAAACAACAAGCTATAAAAGATTGGCAAAACTATGGATTGTCAGAAGATAAAAAAAATAGAATGTTGACAATTAAAAATACTTATCCAGGTATGCCTACAGGATTAATTAGTTCTTTAGTTCAGACTAATGCTACTAATGACCAAGTTAAACAAGCTGCAACTGAACAAGAAATTATCAATGCACAAGTAAATAAAAATTACACAAAAACACCTGTAAGTATTTCTGACACTATTAAAAATGTATTTGTAGACCATATTGGTGGAGGTTTTAAAAGAACAGTAAAGTTTGCTTTTGATACATGGAACCACACACAAGAACAAGTTGTTATGAGAGGTCAAAGAAGTCGTGTTATGTTTGCTGATGAAATTGAACAACAACTAATACAAAAAGGTTTACCACAAAAAGAAGCACAAAAAATAGCTGGTGTTTATGCTTTCAATCCATTATTTCCTGTTGGTTCTCCTGAATCAAGAGCAATAGCTAATGGAGTAGCAAGGCTTATGGGAAGAAAAGATTTTGGTATTTCAGATAATTTTGTTGGAGAAACAGGAGCTAGGAAACTTGCAGGATATTATGAACAAGCAGGTCCTAGTTCTTTAGAATATACTCTTAGGAAAATATCTGAAAAGGCAGAATTAAATCCTGATGATTACATAAAAAACATTCCACAAGCATACAGAAGGTTAGGTATATCTGGAGTTACAGATGCGTATGATGAATTAACTGGCACAGGGTTTTTACCAGGTGGTGAAGCAGAAAAAATATCTTCTGAACTTAAAGAAGCTAATCTTTATAAAAATAGAAATATAACATTTGGTAGATACATTACTAATCAATTAGGAGTAGAAAGTCCTACTATTGACAAATTAATTTCTGGAACAATAGATGCAGGTATTTTAATATTTACTGACCCTGCTGCTGCAATAGGTAAATCAGGAAAAGCTCTTAAAGGAGCAAGGAGTTTACAAAGAAAAATAAACGAAGCTGTTAAAGAAGGTAATTTAGATGATGTAAAAACATTAGCTAATACTTTCATTGATTCTGAAATGGGAAAGACTGTAGCTGAAAACATTGTTAAAGACAAAAGTCCTGACAAGTTTATTAGATTATTAGATGCTAATGATGACCCTGCTTATGCTTTAAAACTATTTGAAGCTAACACAGCAGATGAGATTGTTGATGTAACAAGAGAAGCTCTGCTAAATGGTACAAGTTGGAATGTTCCTAAAATAAATAGAACTAAGATACTACCTGATTGGATTAATGATTCTGCTTATAAAGCATTCGGAGCTAAACGAGCAGCAGCAAAAGCAGATGACCCATTAAGTTATATAGGTCGTTATATTCCAGAAAATGAAGTGAACTTACAAGATTGGAAAACAACTGTAAACTCTATGGTGAATCATGGCACAGTTGGTCAGTTACCAAGAAAAGAAATTAACGATATTGCAGTGCGTTTAACTAAATCACTTGTTGATGAAGATTACAAAAAAGCACAAGACATACTTGCTGATGATTACTATGGAAAACTTATAAAAAAAGTTTCTGATAATCCTAAAGTTGTAGAAAGTTATCAAGTACATAGAAAAAAGGCTAGAGGATTTAGAGATGAAAATGTAGTTTATTCTATTGACAATGCAGCTAGAAAATCAGGAGAAGGTTTGAAACCAATAACAACTCGTATGCAAAAAACAACTAAAGTCGGTGGTGAATCTATTGATTTACAAACACCATTTCCTGACCAAATTATGGATAGAACTTTTTACTTTACAGACCATAGAGAGTTAAAAAGAACTGTTGGACAAATAGAAGGTGTTCTTAAAAAACCTTTTAATAAAAATACAAAAGGTTTTAATCCTGATACACCAATGGGTAAATTTATGAATAATGCAGATGTTACATTTGGTGAGCTTACAGGAAAAGTTCCAGATTATATGTGGAATACTTTAGATGTTTTCTGGAAAGGACAAAGAACTTGGTCAACAGCTAACTTGCCTTTACGACTTGCTTATCCTTTAAGACTTGTTTTAGAGGGGCAACCTCGTATGGCTGTCTATGGTCTTGACTCTATTGTTAATGCACCTAAAAGTTATTTAGATTACGCACTGTTAATTGATGAAGATATCTTAGGTAAAAAGTTTGTTGAAAATGCTTGGTCAAAAAAAGATAGAGCTTTACAACAAGGTTTAGATAAAGCAGTTGCTAATTCAGCAGGAAAACATTTTGGTCCCAAAGCTATGAAAGGATTTGTTAATGAAAACTTTTCAGAGTTTACTTTATCTGATAATGACATATTAGAAAATACTGAAAAAGTAAAAAGATTTTCAGAAGCTATAAGAATACAATTAGCAGGTATTTGGAGAAATGATATTGCAGAAAATGTAGCTAGTTACACAGTAGAAAGTAAATCTTTTGATGAATTAGCTGAAAGATTATGGAGTGGTGATTTAAAAGATTTAAGAATAGATTATGAAAAATCATTGGACAGAGCAGAAAGACTTACTGGAGTAGAAGATGTTAAATCATTTTTAAATGGTTATAAACAAAGAATTGTAGAACTAACAGGTGGAGATATAGAACTACTTGATTCTATAGCTACAGGAACATATAAAGGTATTGATGTTAAAAGTTGGGATAGAAGAAAAACAGAAAATGTCAAAGTCATAATGAATGGTATAGAAGATATGCTTAGAACATCTGATAATAGACCAGGTTTCGTTCCTGCTCCAGATGAATTAATAAATAGTACTTATGCAGATTATGTTAATGAATATACAAAACTTGGAAACACAGGTATTGCAGATACTTTATGGTTTATGGCAGGTGCAATGGAAGCAAACATAAACAGAATACCTGCTTATAAACAGTTATACTTCAGAAGTGTTGCTGATGACTTAGTACAAGCAACACCTGAAGCAGCTAAGACATTGATGGGTAGAATTAAAAAACTACCTAAATCTGTTAAAAGAGAGCTAGAAGAGTTGTATCCATATTTAACTGATGATGCAAAAAAAATAAACGACAATCAATTACCTAAAATGACTTTAGAGCAAATAGACCAAAGAGCACAAATATTTGCTCTAGAAGAACACAACAGAATACTGTATAACTTATCACAAAAAGGTTTAGTTGCTGATTCATTACGACTTGTTTTTCCATTCTTAGAAGCGTTTAAAGAAGTTACACTATCTTGGGCTAAAGGTATTGCACAGCAACCTAAGTATGCACACAGAGCAGAAATGGCTTTAACTAATGCAAGAAGTAGTGGAATTACATTTCAAGACCCATTGTCTGATGAACAGATGATAGCTTTCCCTATGCCTGAATTTATTGCTAACAGATTATTAGGTGGAAACGAAAGTGGTAATTTAAGTGCTGATGTAGTAACTCCTATAAGTGGATTTAATTTAATATCTGTATCACTACTACCTGGTGTTGGACCAGTAGTAGCTCTAGGTGCAGGTGTGATGAAAGATACTCTAATAGATACTTTTGGGGAAGATGTTTTTAAATTAGTATTCCCTTTTGGAACACCTATTGAAGAGGCTGCTGATTTAGGTAACCCTACTTGGTTTGCAGATGTTCTACTACCTAACTATATCAAATCAGCAATAGCAGCTTTGAATGTAAGTCCTGAATCTCCAACAAGTTGGATATCACAAGATAAAGTTGCCTCAAGAGTTTTAGACAGTGCAAAAGTAGTTGGTTTGTCAAAAATTAGACCTATGCAAAGTGCAGAAGATTTAGCAGCATTTGATGATGCAGTAATACAAAATGTAAAGTTGAGATTATTTGTAGAAGCAGGTCTACAATTTTTTGCACCATCACCACCAAGAATACTTATGAGTACAGAAATAAAGAAAGATAACGCTATGCAGTTACTAGAAGCTGTAATCGGTGAAGCAGATTTAGGAAAGATATCTGTCAATGAAAGAAAGACTATGGTTTCTATGGGTGTGTTAACAGCTTTTTATTCACAACTAAGACAGGAATATCAAGAAGAGTATGGAATAGAAGATGGAGAAGAGTTAGCTTGGATAGTTTTTAACAGAATGATAGGAACAGATGAATCAGGTAAGTTTAATAGCTTTGGTAATGCTTTGCTTAAAAAAGGTAAGTATCAGCAAACAGAAGGTAAATTACCTAGATTTGAAAACGAAGTGCAGTTTAAAAGAAACAATAAAGAATTTATGAACAAGTATCCATTAACTGGTATTTACTTAACACCAGACATAGATGAAGAGGGTGAACTTAATGATGATGCGTTTTTTAAATCATTAGAAAGTGATGCTATAGAACAAATAGACCCTTTAATATTTGCTATTGAAGCACAGCAATTTTTATATAATGTTGTTGTAGATGCAGAACTTAAAAAACTTAGAGGTGACAATAGTAAAGAGGCGATTAAATTAAAAAGAAAAATTAAAAATGATGCTGCTGAAATGTTCCCTATGGGTGTACCAGATATACTTGGAGATGAAAACTTTGAAGTTGTAGCTGATAGAGAGATTAGATTTAAAAAACCATCAGACTACAATGCAAAGATAAATGAATTAAGAGAGATGTCAATGGACCCAGCAGTGCAAGAAGTTTCACCACAATGGTTAGCAATAAATAATTACTTTGCTGCAAGAGAAAATGCTTTAGTCAAAATAGCTCAAACACAAGATTATCTATACCCACAAGATTTAAAACTAATAGAAAGAAAATTATCAACTGGTACAACAGATATTGACCAAGATATGAGAGAGATACTTAGAAGTATTGCATCTAACATTGGTACAGAGTACCCAGAATTTCTTGTTTTATATGATGAACTGTTGAAATATGAGATACAATTTAATAAGGAAGATTAATTATGGAAAATGAAGATAAAGAAATTATATTAGGCGAAGTTGAAGAACTCGTAGATGAGAATAAAGAATTACAGACTGTTCAACCTATGGTACAAGCCTATGATGCAGATGGTAATTTAGTTACTATGAATCAAGTAATTAGCTATGTACCTTCTTTTGATACTTCTGGTGTCGCACCTTTTGGACTTCCTAAGAAAATAAAGATTGGTGGAGTAGATAAAGATACTGGAGATTTTCTTATGGAAACTTATGGCTTTACACCTTATTATCCAGGAGATGACCTTACTGAATTAAGAAAACTTAACACCAGACAATCTGTACAAGATATACAAACAAAATTAGAAGATGCTGGTTATTTAAAAGATGGTTCTTTTACCAAAGGGTTCCTTGATGAAAGTACAAAAAAAGCATTCCAAACTTTATTAGCTGATGCAAATACAGCAGGACAAGACTGGAATATTACGCTTAGTGATGTTTTAACAAATCCTAAATACGATACATCAGAATTGCCAGATAAACTAGAACTAGATTATGCAGACTTAACTAATCAAGTTATGAGCACAGTTAAGTCAGTTGTAGGAAGAACTCCTACAGATAACGAATTGGATATCTTGACAGGAATCCTTGCAGGATTACAGCAAGAGCAATTTGAAGGAGAGTTGTCTAATGCAGAAATAGCTGCACAACCTTTGTATAGAGAAGAACAAATAATGTTTGAAGGCAGACCAATAAAAACTGGTGAATTACAAAAGGTAACTCCTAGTGGTTTTGCTGATGTACCGAATGCTGAAGTTAATTTTCAAAATAAAGTACAGGAGTTATTTAAACCAGAAATGGACCTAAATCAAAGAAGGGAACAAACTACAAATGTTGCCAATGTTATTAAATCTAGCGTTGCTGGTCTTAGGAGTATCGGTGGCTGATAATCCTTATAATGTAGAGGGTGCTTTAACCCCTATTGAAATTGCAGATATTGCAAAAGAAGTAGGTTTTCCAGAAGAAGCTATACCTGAAGCGGTCAGAATTGTTTTATTAGAATCTAAAGGAAAGTCAGATAAATTACAAGATAATGCAGATGACCCTGCTATAGGTTTATTCCAAGTAGATTTAAAACCACATTGGGATTTAAATGGTAGTAAAAATCCAATGCGTAAATGGTTTAAGAAGAGAGGTGTTGAAAATCGTAAAGATGCAGTAGAATGGTTAAAAGACCCTATGAATAATGCTGAAGCTGCATTACAGATATGGACTGACAGAAAAAAAAGAGAGGATAGTCCAACTGGTTGGGAGGCTTGGTCTGCTTATAATGGTGGTAGTAAACCAACAAATAGAGAACAAGATGACTGGGACTTAGCTACAAAAGCTATGGAACTTTACATAGACTCGTTAGAAGATGGAAAGGATGTTGTGAAAGAAACTACTGAAAGCACACCTATTAATACAAATGTGCAATTAGAAGGTAAAGAAGAATTTGAATCACAAGTACCACAACAAGCTGGTTCTTTTGAAGGTAATCAAATTAAAACAAACATAACTAGAGATATGCAACCTATGAGTCCTCGTAAACAAAAGATAAATAACAATTTTGTAAAGTTGTTTCAATCAATGGTTAGGGCTGAATAATGGCTGATTATGTATTTCAAGCAGACCCTTCATTTAATAGAGTTATTTTACAAGATATTGAAGGAAACAAAGTCTTTGTTAACTCACAACTAGAACTAGATTATTATACAGCACCTAGAGAAGGTGGTCCTATAAATGGTAGCTATTGGGAATCTGTAGGATTTGCAGGAGTTATACCACAACCTGTGCTTGAACAAGCCGAACAAGAATATACAGAAAAAGCCTCACAAGGTGATGTTGTTATTTCACCTGAAGAAGATTTAGCTAACTTAGATTTGAGTGGACCTGATGGTGGAGCAAGTGCAGATATTGATGGTGATGGAACTGTTGTTGTAAATCCAGTTTCGGCTTCACAAACAGCAGCAAATAAATTTGCAGAGGGTATTCCTGATGGTGGAGAGATAGTAAAATCTGGTAGTGCTTACTATGTTTTATATCCTATTCCAGGTACAAACCTATCATTAAGTTACGAAGCTACAGAAGATGACATAAAAGGTTTATACCCATTAGATTTTTCACAACAAACATTTAGACAAGTATCTGGTTCGGATATTTCTTTAACTGTTCCTTTTGGAAATATAGCAGAACTGTATGACCCTAGATTTCTAGCACAAGGACAAACTCCTTGGGAAGGTTTTGTAGATTACTTAGATAAAGAAGCTGATTTAAGACCATGGCTTGAAGATGAAGAGATGGTATTTTTATTAGCTGAATCAGTATTAGAAGGTAGAACAGTTACAGAAGCTGAATGGAAAACAACTAACTGGTGGAGAACAAGTACACAAGATGAAAGAGATTGGTTACTGTTATCACAAGGTAAACCTTCAGATGAATTACCAGCTGATGCTGCAAGTAAATTACAAGATGACAAAATTATTATTAGAAATGCCATGATACAAGCTGGTGTATCTAACCCACCTGACAACTTGATTAATTGGGTATCTAACAAATTAACAACTGGTGAATGGTCACAAACATATTCACAAGACCAAATTGGATTTATAGCTGACCCATCTAAACCAGGAACTATAGATACAGGATTACAAGACTTTATAACAGGTGGAGAGATTGCAGTAGAGTCAACAGTATCTGGTCAAGACAGAGTAGAACAGTTATACAAAAGATACTTAGGACCAGTGTTTGGAAATATAAATGATAACTTAAGAGCTGTTGAGGCAAACAAACTTCGTAATGACCCTAACTATGAATTTAAATTAACAGAGAAACTTATGGCTCAAAAGAAAAGTTTATTTCCACAATATGGAGAAGATGTAACTTATGAAGAGTTTGCTGCTCCTTGGGAAAACTTTACAACTAATCAATGGGGTCAACAAATAGATACATCAAGTTCTACATTTCAAGAAGTATTAAAACTAAATGATTCAGTTAAAGCTGGTCAATATCTTACACAGCAAGGATTAAGTCAGGGCGTAGATAAAGTAGTTAATGAAGCCCTTGAATCATTGAAAGTATTTGGTCAAGGAGTTAGGATAAACTAATGGCAGATTTTTTAACAGAAGCTAGAGCTTTATATCCTTTCTTGCCTGAAGGACTATTAAATTTATTCCAAGAAAAATATGTAGAATTTGATAAGAATGTTGATTTAGCAGTTGGAGCTATAAGACAGGACCCACAATATATAAATTACTTTCCTGGAAATGTTAGAGCTGATGGTTCAGTCAGATTAAGTGAAGCAGAGTATGGTGCTGTTATAGAGTCATATAAAGATGATTTAAGAAGATTCGGTATAAACCCTGATGTATTTGCTGATAACTTTGGACAGCTTGTAGAAGGTGATGTAAGTCCTACAGAGTTTCAATCAAGACTAAATACTGTTTACAGTGGTATTGAGCAAAACATACCTGAAGTAAAAGATTATTATGCAACTAATTTCGGTATTGATTTGTCAGAAGAGTCAATATTCGCAGCAGCAGTTGACCCTACAATAGGTGATGCTATATTATCTGGACAAATAACACAAGCACAAATAGGTGGTGAGGCAGAAGCTAGAGGTCTGGCTATATCTCAACCAGAAATAGAAAGATTACAAAGATTTGGTGTTACTCAACAACAGGCTAGAGAAACTTTTAGAGTTGCTGAAGAGCAGTTAGAACAGTTACAAGAACTAGAGGCACAAAGAGGTGTTTCCGAAGAAGAAAGAATAGGTTTAAAAGAGTTTACTGAAGCAGCTGTATTCGGAGAACAAGAGGACATACAAAGAGTTAGAAGTCTTAGAGAACAACAAGCTGCTGAATTTGCACCGACTACAGGTGCAGTCAGAAGAGGTCGTAGAGTAACAGGTCTTACAGAAATATAAATCTAAACTTTACATCTAGATAATATCTGTGTTAATATGAAAGTATCGCATAGTGGTAGTCTGCGAATATAAATTGACTCTGCACCTCCAGCTTATTTCAAGCGTGTAAGCTGCGTATTTTAAATCGCTTTGTTCAGTACAGCTAGAAGTGGCTGACAATTCTCATTTGTACTTATTATAATTTGTCGCCTATCGCATTATATTCCCCAGGGTAATGCAGTTAGTAGAAATCTGGGAGAGGAGAAAAAATGGAAAACGATATGGATAATACAGTGGAAAACACACAAGATGATAACAATGCTATCAAGGCTATGCGTGAACGCATTAAAGAACTTGAAGGTGTAGAGAAAGAATATAAATCTGTTCAGATGGGTAATGCTATCAAAGATGCAGGTTTTGACCCTAACTCTGGACAAGGTAAAGCATTAAAAGACTTGTATAAAGGTGAGTTAAATCCTGATTCTATAAAGCAATTTGCTGTTGACAACTATGGCTGGGGCTCCGAAACCCCTACCGAAGAGAGTCCACAAGATGCTCAAAGGTCAAGAGTTATAACAAGCCAAGAAAGTTTAGATACTGTAATTGAAGCATCAGTACCAGTTGAACCTGTAGGCATTGATGACCAAATAAATCAAGCACAAGCTGATGGTGATTGGCAAACAAGTTCGGCTCTCAAAGCAGAAAAATTAAAAGCCCTAATGGATGAAAAGAATTAGTCCATTAACTAAACAATAAAAAGGAGAATTTAAAATGGGTGCAATTACAGGTCAAGGACAATCCTATAACCTACCTAATTATGTTGGAGAACTATTCAATGTTTCCCCAACAGATACTCCATTATTGAGTGCTATTGGTGGTATGACTGGTGGAAAATCAGTCACATCAAAACAATTTACTTGGCAAACAACAGACCTTGCAGCAGCTGACCAAACAGCAGCTGTTGAAGGTGCTGACCCAACTATGAAGGGTAGAACAAGAAGCGAAGTAATCAATGTTACTCAAATAATGCAGTATGGTGTTGAAGTATCATACACCAAACAAGCAGCAGTTGGAAACCTTTCAGGTCAATCCATTATTGGAAATCAACCAGTTCAAGACGAATTGGCTTTCCAATTAGATATGGCTATGAAAACAGCTGCACGAGATATAGAACATTCCTTTATTCAAGGAACCTATGTCGCAGACACAGACATATCAACAGCTAGAAAAACTAGAGGTATGCTTGAAGCTATTTCTACTAACGAAGTAGCAGGTGGAGCAGCAGCTCTTTCCCAAGATATGGTTGATGAAGCTATGAAAAAAATGGCAGATTCTGGTGCACCATTTGAAACACCAGTTATCTTTGCTAACGCTTTCCAAAAACAAGCGTTATCAGCATTATTTTCTAACTCATTAGCTCTAGCTCCTAGAGATAGAAATGTCGGTGGTGTTAACATCACAACTATTGAAACTGACTTCGGTCAACTCGGTATTGTGTATGAACGACACATTCCAACAGATGACATTCTCATTGCAGACTTGTCATTCTTGAAGCCAGTTTTCTTGGATATTCCAGGAAAAGGACACTTCTTCGTAGAGCCATTGGCTCAAACTGGTGCTGCTTATAAGTACCAAGTGTATGGAGAAATTGGATTAGAATATGGTCCAGAACAGTTCCACGCAAAAATAACAAACCTAGCTACCTCCTAATTAGGAGATAGATAGTATATTTATTAGAGGGAGATAAATACTTCTCCCTCTAGTAATATGGAGATATATGGCAGCAGTAGGCACACTCGTAGATAGAATTTATAGAGATTACTTAAATAAACCTGATGACTTATCAGCTTTTTCTAGGTTAGATGGTGCTATGACTGACTCGCAAAATACTCTTTCTTATGAAGATGGACTCTTCAGTACAGAGGAAGAGAACCTATTAGGCAATGGTGCAATCGTAGAGGTTGGATTAGAGCTTATGTTAGTAACCAGTGCAAACACTTCAACAAGAGTGTTGTCAGTATCAAGAGGTTACTCTGGTACTACAGCAGCTGCACACAATGATAAAGACAATATCTTTATTAACCCAACATTCCCTCGTAAGTCTGTGTTTGATGCAACAGCAGATAACATTGAAAGACTATATCCTTCGCTTTGGAATGTAACTACAACTAATGTAACTTCTAATGCAACTTATGCAGAGGTACCTGCTTCCACAGTAGAAGTACTTACCTCTTATGTGCAGAACTCAACTGGTGACCAATACACATCTGCTGGTATAGAGTTACTTAGAAACTTTCCTCCATCTAGTACAAACACAGCAGTACAGTTTTATAACACAAGCACAGGTAAGACTGTGTATCTTGTAGTAAAGAGAAGGTTTGTTAGACCAACTGATGAAACAGTTGACTTAGCTACTTATTGTTTACTAGATGATGAAACCTACCACCAGATAGTAATGGTTGGTGCAGTTGCAGATATCATGGGTTCAACAGACATAGATGCTTCAACACAAGAGTTTATTACAGAGAAACTAGCAGCAGAAAGCTATCCTATTGGCTCTGGAGAAAGACTAAGAAACGCATTATTAAGACTAAGGTCATTGTTGATTGATGAAGCAAGAGGTAATCTACGCTCTCTGTATGCACAGCCAGTAGCGATAATGAACATTAATTACTAGGTTCGTATGGCAATATTACCATCACCCAGTAACAC